CCTGGCAATTGATTTTGTCAGCGGACCCCATGTGGACAATCCGCAAATGTGCGTTTTTTTATTCACGTATTGCGGAGACTTTATATGTCCACTCAAATCACAACGGCATTCGTCAAACAGTTCGATGCCAATGTACAGCTTCTCGTCCAACAGATGGGAAGTCGATTGCGTAATGCAGTCACTTTAGAATCAGGTAAGGTCGGTGAAGAAGTTTTCATGGACCGAATTAGTGCAACTGCTGCACAAAAAGTAACCAGCAGACATGCTGACAGTCCTTTAATCAGTACACCTCATGATAGACGTAGGGTAACACCTGTCGATTATGATTGGGGTGACATGATTGACAATCCGGACAAACTCAGGCTCCTAATTGATCCTGCATCTGCATATTCCCAAAATGCTGCTATGGCAATGGGAAGATCAATGGATGAAGAAATCATTGGTGCTCTAAAAGGTAATGCATATGGATCTACTGGAGATTCTGCTACATCAGGCAGTTCTTCTAATTCCACTATTGCTTTACCAGGAACACAGCAAATTGCTTCTACTGTAAACAATTTTGCTGTTGATGGTGAAAATACCAGCAATGCTCAACCTTTAACTGTTGGTAAATTGATTGATGCTCGTAAGCGTTTAGGTGCTAGTGAAGCAGACGATTACGATGTCAATGGAAATAGCAACCTGTTCTTAGTTGTTAATGCTGCTCAATTAGCACATTTGTTGACTTCAACAAAAACTAATAGTGCAGACTTCAATCAGATCAGAGCATTGGTTGCTGGAGATCTTAATCAGTTTATGGGTTTTAACATAATCCGAACTGAAAAAATCCCAACCACATCTGGATCTGAGTTGTATTCAGGTTCTACTGAAGTTCCACAGGCAGACGGTAATGATGAACATTACTGTTATGCTTTCCACCGCAGAGGCATTGGCTTGTGCGTTTGGGAAGATATTGTTGCAAGGATTTCAGAACGTCCTGACAAACGATTCAGCCAGTATATCTACTACCGCATGACAATTGGAGCGACACGACTTGAAGAAGAACGTGTTGTAGAAATCCGATGT